ATCGGCAGCGAGCGGCGTTTATAAAGTAGGCCTGGGTAAACCGTCCACCTCAATGTCGGCATCAGCTATCAGCGCAAGCGGCATAGTTACCGTTACCAGCACCTCTACCCTATCAGATGGCGATGTGGTGACTATCAGCGGCGTAACCGGCACTATCAAAGACACCACCAATGGCGGCAGCGGCATTGATGTACAGGGTCAGTCGTACTTTATCCAGGTGGCCAGCGCTACTACCTTTAAACTGGTACGTAATTACAACGAAATCAATACCCGTAAACCGGCTACTTTTACTGGATCGGCTTCGGCAGCAACAGTAAGCTACATCAACGCCACTAACGTATTAGACGTGCTGACCGGCGTTTATGCCCAACTTGACCCGGCTGACAGAAGTCAGGATGATTTTAATCTGCAGATACCTTTACACGTGGGCTATGCTTACGCTCAGGCTCAGGCCAACAAAGCAGTAAATGTACTTAACGCCTTTAGCGATAGCAAGAAGATGGACTATCTGGGTGTTCCGCTGCAACTGATGAACCACTGGCAGGCCAATACAATTTTAGGTGCCCGCGCATCAAACCTGTTCCTGGGTGTCGATCTGTTAGGCGATGCTTCTGAACTGTCAACCGTATACATGAAACCATACACCAACGACGATGTGGTACGCATGAAAGCACGTATGAAAGCGGCAGTAAACTTTAAATTCGCTAACGAGCTGTTCTACTTGTCAGCTTAAGTTTTAATGAGTGAATGAGTGGTTGAGCAAATGAGTGAATTTAACTCATAGATCGACCACAAAATAAAAACATTCACTCAATCACTAATTCACTCAATCACTAATTTAATTATTACACATGCCAATTTATAATAAAATAAACGCCGGCTTTAGCCTGAGCGCCGGTCAGCCGGTTACTTCGGGTATCGAAGATGTGATTTACATTTTCAACGAAGACGATATCACCTTAACTTATGATATCACCAATCCTCTAATTATTACCGGCCTTACAGCCGTTAACACCGCCAAGGTTTACAAATTTGAAGGCACCAACAACAGCTTCAACGCTACCTCAAAACTGGCAAAAACCCAGGTTGGACCACGTTATACAGAAGAAATTGACTTTAACATCGCCGGTTTATCTGTCGACGTTAAAACTCAACTGATGGCTATGGGCTATGGCCGTGTTCGCGCCATTGTGATCAACAACTATAAATCAAGCGACTCGGCTATCGAGCTATTTGGTGCCGCCAACGGTTTGATTCTGACTGATGCTGAACGTAATGCTGCCGACGAAACTGTAGAGGGCGGTTACAAATTAAAACTAACCAACCCAGACAAGTTGAAAGAACCTTATCCCCCAAGAGCGGTGTCTATTGCGCCCACAAGCGGCTCGGCTACTTATGCAAGTACGCTTGCTGCAATTGAGGCTTTGATTGCCTAACAAACCCTTCATGGTTGATGGTTCATTGATTTAATGGCTAATTGACCAATGGGCCACAACCATGATCCATCCATGAACCGTTAACCATGATTTATGAATAAAAAGAAATATATACTTAAACCAGGCAAACACCAGTTTGCGCCGGGATCTGCCGCGGTGCATGATAATGATACACTGACGGATAAAGAAGCCGCCTGGTACTTGAAAAGATATCCGCATATCAAAAACTTATTTGAGCAATTGCCGGATCGCCAATCATCCCCAGTAAATCAAAACCAAAGCGAGGAGGGCAAATGAAAACCTACTTACCACAAATAGAACGCAGAATATTAGTTCGCCCGAATCAAACTTTTGGCATACTTAACTATGATCTGGATAATGCATATCCACAACGTATGCTGGAGCTGGTAGCTGGATCGCCAACAGCAAAAGATTGCTGGAACAAACGCGCCAAATTTATTGCCGGTAACGGGTTTGAAGATAAAGCCCTGGGCAGACAAATTATCAATCCTAAAGGACTGACCATCGCCAAACTTTTAAAAGCTATTGCTACAGATAAGGCCTTATTTACAGGCTTTGGCATCCATGTAAATTACAATGCCAATTACCAAATATCGTCGGTAAACTATGTGAAGTTTGAAGACATACGCATGGGCGATACAGACAGCCCGGATACCACCGACAAATTTGCCTTATATAACGACTGGGGACGCAAAACCTGGAAGAACATCATGCGTAGCAAGATCATCTTCCTGAACAAATATGATCCCGATCCGGAGGCCATTCAACGACAGGTAAATACAGCGGGCGGATGGGAAAAATACAGCGGTCAGCTTTATTACTTCAATCCCGAAATTGACGATTACCCGTTGATAGAGGCTGACAGTGTTTGGGAGGATTTTGAGACCGAAGCCGGCATTAAAATCTTCAATAATCGGGAGGTAACTACAGGTTTCCTACCGTCGACAATGCTGTTCATGCAGTCTCGTCGCGAGGAAGCAGATAACAGTCGACCGGATGATGGTGAGCAGACTTTCATCAATCAGCCGTCGCAACTAGAAAAAGACCTGGGCGAATTTCAGGGAACCAAGAGCGCACAGAAGATCATTGTGATCGAATATGAGGACGAAAGCCAGAAACCTGAATTTAAGCCTTATACCATCCAAAATAACGATAAACTTTTTGAGACAACCGAGCGATCTGTAGAAGCCCGTATTATAAAAGGCTTTTCGGTTCCGAAGGAATTGATCAATGCAGAAAAGTCATCGGGCTTAAGTAATGGCGGCGAGAAAAAGGAAGCTATCCGCGAGTTTAATGATAACACCGCCGCAGATCGCTCGGAGATAGCCGATGTGCTTGCTGAAATCTTTGATAAGTTTTATGTCGATGTCAATCCCTCCGGGAACTGGAACATTATTCCTATTCCTACTACCGTAGCGGATGATACCGCGGGCATGGTGGCCGGGCGAAGCATTAATCAACTGTTACTATCTGATCTGTCATCGGCAAATAAAATAGCTATTCTGGTTTACGCTTATGGCTTTAAGCGGCAAGAAGCAGAAGAAATGGTCTCGGCTGAAACTTTAAACTAAACATTATGAATCCAATTTTAATTGATCAAACTACTTTTCAGCGATACGAGGACATTTCTGTAAATATTAAGCCCGAGCGCCTAAAAGTATTCGTCAACAAAGCGCAGGATCTTGATTTGAAACCCTTCCTGGGATATGCTTTGTATTATGATTTCATCAAACATTTTAATGATGATGGAACAATTAAAGATGACGCTCCTCAATCCTACAAAGATCTGCTAAATGGCAGTGAATACCTGGATCAGCATGGCTATATCGTGCTTTACGAAGGCCTGCTGCCTACCCTACTTTATTTCGCTTTCGCGCGATTTATAGAGGCGGATGCGGTACGTTACACCTCAAGCGGGCCAGTTATCAAATCACTCGATAGCAGCGCACCGGCGACACCACAGTATATTACCAAATTGGTACAACAGCAACGTAGTGTAGCTAATGCTCACGCCAATGAAGTTGAGAAGTTTCTCTGGGATCATCGGACAGACTTCCCTTTATGGCGATTTAGCAACAAGAATAAAAATGCCCGGCAAGCGGGGCCGCGTATCCGCAGCATTGACAAAACCAACTTTAACTACCCCGGCGGCAGTTATAATCAAACCAATTATTTACCGCTAACAGAAATATAATGTCAGACAAAAAAATAAGCGAACTAACCGAAACAACAGTCATCAATCAGACTGATGTCTCGGTACTGGTAAGTGGTGATACGGATTATAGATTCGCCTTTTCGACACTATTGCAGTTTTTAGGAAATAACCTGAACGTTGGTGCAAATATTTCATTCGGCACTACTCTACCTCAAAATACATCAGGCAAAAATGGCGACCTGTTTATCAATACAACAACCGGCTCATTTGCTCAAAAAATATCCGGCACATGGTCGGTGGTTTATAGTCTGCCTTCAAACAACACCCAAACGGATACTACAGTGCTATATGGTTTGGGAGTACCCGGGGCATCGATAGGCAACAACGGCGATACCTATATCAATACCGGGACCGGCGTTTTTTATAAGAAATCGGCGGGTAGCTGGAGCCAGGCATTCTCTATGCAAACCGGGCCTCAGGGGCCGCAAGGGCCTGCCGGCACAAATGGCACCAACGGAACAAACGGTTTTAGTGTTTTAAATGGACCGGGTAATCCGTCAAATTTAATAACCGGTGCCAATGGTGACTTTTATATTAACACCAGCAATTACAATTTTTTCGGCCCTAAAACCGACGATGACTGGGGCGATGGCGTATCATTAATACCACCAGGCATTTCACCTGGCGGCACTGTCGGGCAAGCTTTGATTAAAAACAGCGACGCTGACTACGATATAGAATGGTTCGATTTCGACACGCTATATGTAAAACTTGGAGGAAGTTACAGTAATCCATCGTGGATAAACTCATTAACTTGGAATAAAATAACCGGCGCGCCTACTACTATCAGCGGATACGGCATTACGGATTACAATAGCCTAGGTGACGCCCGCTGGCTGCAGCAATCAGGCGGTACGGTAACCGGCGATATCCAATCTACCTTTTCAGCATTTAGCTCAACATCCTTTATAACCAAAAATTACGTCGACAATATTATTACTGGTGTTATTTGGGTGGGTGCGGATGCTGCGACAACTACAAACATACCGCTGTCGGGCGAACAAACCGTAGACGGTGTGACCACCTCGTCATCACGCGTCTTTGTTAAAAATCAAACCGACCAAACGCAAAACGGCATTTATATTACAAGTACCGGTACGTGGATACGAGCTACCGATGCCGACACAGGTACTAAGATAACGCGACTGGCTATAATTATCGAGGGTGGTAGTCAAAAGGGCAATCAATGGGTGAATACCAATAGCTCGATTACTGTAGGTATAACCAATATAACGTTTGCTCAAAGTTCTGGATTGGGTACTTATACCAATGGTTTGGGTATTGCGTTAGCGGCAAATGTGTTTAGTTTGGATTTGGCTTATGTTGATGCGAGGTACCAGCCCCTGGAAAATCAAAGGTTGAGTACCACCAATAGTCCG